CAGCACGCACCGCCACGCTGATAGCGATAGCCGTCTCGTAGGTGGGGGCGTAGCAGTTGATTTCGACGGCCGCCGTGTCCAGTTCGCTCGGCCCCTTCTGCGTGTCGCTTGGGTCGTTGCTGCGCACGTTGTAAACGACGTACGGCTTGGCGTCCTGCTGGTTGGCAATCTCCGGGTAGACGCGATCATCCACCAAGGCCGCAATGTTTGCGTCGTTGGTGAGCAGGTAGTAGATGGCTTTGCCGACAATCATCTCATAAACTTTAGGAAGTTCTTCTTTATCTCGCCGTACAGCTTTTGCCGCATCCGCTCCTTGGTCGCCTTAATCGCCCGCTCGGTCACTTTGTAGTTGGGGTGACTCTTCTGGTTGCCTCCGAAGTAGTCGTTGAAATCGCCCTCTTCTACGATGTGCGCAAACCATCCGTCGGCGTTGTCCTGCACTTTGCGCGCCATGGGGTGGTTGGCCCTCGGCCCCGCCAGAATGGTGGGGAACTTCTTTGACGGGTGCCAGTTGCCGAACGACCGGCGCAGCGTGCCCGGCTCAATGTCCATCGGCACGGTCTTGCCCCGGCGCACGCGGATGGTGGTCGGGTAGTCCTTGGTCATCGACCGCGCTTTGCGGATGAAAATGCCGCTGACCTTGCGGTACGAGGCGGCCACCTCCGTGCGGTTCAACTTGCCGTAGGTGACGGCGCGGTTGATGCGCTTTGTCGCCCGGTCGACGCCTTCAAGTGATGCAGTAACTCTCATTCGCGTATGGTGCAGGTGAGGCGCAGACCTTCGTTTCGTCCAATTTCCTGCACGGCCTCGATGTTGTACAGCTTTGAATTGTAACTCACCCGGTCTTTGGGGTTCACGTCAGCCCACGCCGACCCGTAGCGGATGACAAAATGCACCGGCTGCTTGGACATAATCTGCGCGCTCTGCACGCTTTCGTTCCCCGACCCCTCGCGGTAGATGACATCCGCCCACACCGTGGCCAGCGTCGCCCAGGTGAACTGCCTTTGGCCGTAGTCGTCGATGACCTCGGTTGCCCGCTGCATTGTGATGCGGGAATCCATGCGCCCGAACTTCATAGCAGCGTTCTAAAGGGTGAGACGAGCGCGTCGATGCCAACCTTCAATCGGGTGGTGATAGTGCCTGTAACCTCTTCTGTGCGGTTCTCGTACAGGTGCCCGACGAGCAGGCGCACCGCCTGAATCATCGGAGGCGGAATGCTCGCCTCCGGAAAGCCGATGACCATGTTGATTTGCACCCTGGCGAGGGCGTCGTCGTACAGGTCGGGCGGAGATAGAAACCGAATGCGGGCGGGCTGCACGTTGATGTCGGTGTAGTAAAACGACGCGCCCAAGGTTTGGGTCGTGTTGGCCGTTGAGAGGTAGGTGATGCTGCTGATGCTCTGCACCGGGCCGACGGGAAAGGTGGCCGGATACCAGCTATCAAGGTAGCCCACCGCCGAAACGTCGCCGAGGCGGGTGTCGGTGATGGTTTCGATGTAGTTGATAGCCACCTGCCGCAGCGCCGTGATGTAGGTGTCCTCGTCGTTGTGATCTACGCGAAGGAAAGCCTTGAGATTGGCCACGGTGATGATGTCGTCGAGCGACGCCGAGCCAGTGATTTTGATGCGCATCATGGGGTAAAAATAAGAAAGCCGGGGACGATGCCCCGGCCTTCCCAACCAACAACCAATCTAACCTTACGCCGCGTTGATGTCAACGATTTTCGACAATGCGCCTGCCTGACGGATGTCGAAGTCAAAGAAGCGGTTGACGTGCAAAACAATTTGCGCGTTGCCTGCTGCGCTGTATGGGTCAACGAGCAGGTCGATACCGCCGAAATAGGCGAGGATGCAGCCCTGCTGGAAGTTGCCGAACAGCATCTGACCAACGTTTGAACTGGCATCTACCAAGTACGGCGTAGCCACAGCTGGGTAGCCATTGAAGGTGTTTGATGCCAAGTCGTACAGAGCGGACACAGAAGCCACCTGCGCCAAGTTCTTTGCAAACTTGTAAGCGGAGGGCGACATGACGTAGCGGGCTGCGGCGAGGTTTCCTCCAGCGGCCAACACCGCGCTTTCCATAGCCACTGCAATGGTGGCGGTCAAGGTCGTACTGCCGTCCGTCGACTGGTTGTCGATGGTCGCGCCGTCCAAGGTGTCAAATGCTTTCGTGTCAATGAAAGCGTTCATTGCATTTTGCAATTCCTGCGCGATGACCAAATCCACCTGACCGCCGCCCTGCAAAAGCAGTTGCTTTGAATAGGTCGTCTTGGCGGAGACGCGCTGCGGAGACAGCGTGACCTCGTCCATCTCAAGGCCGGCTGCAGCGTTTGCGTCTACCTCGCCCTCGGCTACGCCGGTTGCCTTTACGCTGACGCGCGGGAACTTCAAGTTTCCGGTGGCGCCGGTAATTACCGTGGTGCCCAACTGCTCAATGACAGACGGAGCGCGCAACGCTTCGATGGCCGCGCCGACGTTTACGGGCACAAATGCCGCGCCGTCGGTCGTCGCGCCGTAAGCGCCTGCGGTAAAGTTGTCAGCAGATGCACGGTAGAGAGCCTTGGTGGGAATAGCCACCTGACCAACAACCTGCAAGCCTTGGCCGCGCATCTCGCGCTGGGCTTCCTGCGCCCACTCTGCTTCGGCTCCCTCCAACGACCGGCCATTAGCGGCGGCGAGGATGGCGCGCGACAAAGAAAAGTGACCGTTGACGCGCTCGATTTCGCGCTTTTCCGACTGCGACGCCGTGCCGCTGTACGCAACGCGAGACACCATAGCCTCGTGATCTGCGCGGTGCTTAATGCGCTTGTCGAGGTTGGCAACTTCGGCGACCAACCACTCGGCCCGCTGCTCTTCAGCATCGGTTAATGGACGGCCTTCCTTTTCGGGGGTCTCTACAAGGGCGACGTGCTCCTCGTAGTGCTTGGCGCGGAGCGCCTTGAGTTCGTTGAGATTCATTTTAACGGGGGGTTTTTCTGGGGCCAATTTACGGACTTCTTGATTCTTGGGTTCAGGGGCGGGGGTTGGTTCGGGCGCAGGCTCCGGCGCTTGCTCCTGCGCGGCTGCCGCAGCGTTGCGGGCGGCCACAGTGGTGGTGGCATAAGCCGGATAGGTTACCGGGCTGACGTCGTAAAGGCGGCCTACCTTGTTGACGGTGCGCAGGTTCGCCTTGTTGTCCCATGCTTCCTCTTCGATGCTAAACGCAAAGGAGGATTGGGAGATGTCGCCGCGCTTGATAAGCGTGTACAGGTCGCGGCCTTCCTGCGTGTCGGCCAGTTGCGCCTCGTAGCGCAGGCCGGTCTCGTCCACGGACAGCCGCAGGGTGCCGTTGGTAGTGCGAGCAAGGGGCACGCCGGTGTGGTTGATGAGCAGGCGCACGTCATCGGCAAGGTGGCCGTCAAAGGCGCCCACCGCGATTTGTTCGCGGAAGTAACCGAGGTCGGTCACGTCGTTAAACGTCGCGGCGTAGCCCTCGATGCGGCGCTCACCCTCGGCGGCCCGCACCTCCATCACGCGCAGTTCGACGTTGTCGCCGTAGGCTGCGCGGATTTCTTTTTCAAATTCCTCCTGTGTTTTCATTGCTACTGATTTTAGCACTGTACGCTTGGAAAGTGTCCAGCGCGATTTGATTGACTGCGACCGTGTGCGTGTCGCCACCGGCCACGGGGTTAAGGTCTTCCTTGGCTCGGACTTCGTTGATAGATAGCACGCCGGTGTTGAGCATCTCCCGGTAGAACGACGCGCGGGCGGCCATGTCGCCACGGAACAGGTCGGTCATGTCGTGGCGGCTGTAAATCTGCGGGCGGTCGAATGACTGCACCAACTTGCGGTCCACCTCCTGCGACAAGCGAATAGCCCACGGGGTGATGGTGTGCCGGGCGAATTGGATGTGCTGCTGCTCGACGTTGTTAAAGGTCGACTTTCCGGGCAACTGGACAAGGTCGGGCGGCACGCTGTAGATCCTGCAAATTTCCTCCGCTTGGAACTTGCGCGTCTCAATGAACTGCGCCTCCTCCGGTGGGATTGACTGCGACTGATACCGCATATCATACGGCAGCATCTTCACCCCGCTGGTGGCCGACTGCCACGATTCGCGCAGCGCCTCCAGCTGCTCCTTCTTCATGGGGTTGGCCGGCGTCAAGATGCCCGTGGGCCGGGCGCCGTT